GGAATCTGTTAAGATTTTATCATCAATTCGTATTTCTATACAGTTTTCACCAAGTATTTTTTCGGTTGCGTTGCGCATGATTTGTTTCAGAATAATCAAATCTTTTGTTGGTTCTTGCGAGATAATATAAAGCGCATCATGCAAACTTGACATCACTTTCAAATTTGCTTTGCACGCATCAACGACAGCTTGACGCGTGATACTGGCACTGTGTGCTTGAACGTGAAAGTTGCGCACGCTTGTCATAATCGGATTATCCGTCCACAAAACCCAACCATCTGATGTAACAAGCGGCACGCGGCTTTTGTATTGCTTGCTAATTTCATAGACCCAATTCCAATACTCTGCATACACAGTTTTATGTGCTGTGATTAATGCTTGAGTCTCTTCCAGTGACACAGGGCGTTTGCAATCATACGTAAGCTTCAAGCGCAACTTTTCAGCACCCATACCGTATTGCAAGCCAAGCTTTGTTGATTTGAAGAGGTCGCGCTCGCGTTCATGGGTTTGTTTCGTTGCATCCATGGGTACAGCGCCCGCTTGTTTTGCAAACTCAAGATACACATCGCCCGAATTGTAAGCGTTGATTAAATTCTTGTCTTGGGAGAGCCACGCTGCAACGGCGATTTCTTGTTGACTAAAGTCTGCTGCTATGATTACAGTCCTTGGTTTTGGTTGAATAATTGCCCGAAGCCATGAACTCATCGCCAGAGGGTACGTTTTCGCTTTCGCGGCATTACGCCCAGTTTGTGTGCCAAAGACTCCATAAAATGGTCTCACGATATCATTTGCAAAATCATAAGCGGCAAAAAACCCGTCAGAATTTTTTTCACGAAACCATTTTAAAGATGATTCGGTTTTGTTGCACTTATACATCTCTTCAATCACTGGGATTGTTCTATAACTTTCTATCGTGTCAGAATCTGTTTTATAAAAACCTGTTTCTGTTTTTGGCCAAGAGGGAATATCAAAACTTTCAATGAGTTTTTGAATTGCTTTGTTGTCGCGCCGTTCGGGTTTGCTTTTGATGATTTTTATAGCACCATTTTTAAAATGTTTTTCTGTAGCGGGAATTTCAGGAATATAAATTTGAAATGGAGAGAGTGCATTGACAGAATCTCTTGAGTCTTTGATAATTTCAGGAGTCTTTGCAATAATTTTATCCAACAGTTGTTTATTGATTGGAATTCCCACTTGCTCACAAATCCCAATGCACGCTGAATACAGACCACGCGAAAGCATAGATTCTTCAAAGTTTCGTAGTCCTAGTCTGTAAAACTCGAACTCAATTTTATTTCTGACAGCATAAAGAAACGAAACATCACTCAAGCAATATTCCATAATTTGTTTTTTATGGTTTGTGATATTTTCGACGTTTCCTGAAATGATGATTTCTCTCATTTGATTTTTTTGCAAAGAACTTAAAACGTGTTGCGTCGTTTTAAATACTGCATTAATTAAATTTGAGGGTACTTTGTTATGCTTCAGCATTTCTTCATCGTCATCTTCGTTATTTACTTGATTTATATATTCACGAAAGTTTTTGGGTTCTGAAAATTTCTTAAGCCCTGCACTATCAATATACGTGCCATAAAGATATTGATTGTTTGAGTTTTGCAACATCTTAAACTCTGCATACAAATCAACCCATTCAAAATTTAAGGGATTGATTTTAAGAGCAAGTAAACAACGAGATTCTGCAACTCCATAATAAACAATCAGCTTTTTAAATTTTTTTAAATCATTTTTAAAACGTGTTGTATCCGAGTTATCCAAGAGCCAGTAGGTTTTATGCGCAAGTGCCGCACACACTAAAGTTGGGTGTTCATTGTTTGCACCAAAGAACTCAAAATCAAGCACAGCTTCACTCATTCAATTCCCCATTTATTGATTTAATCAATTCTTCCGCACCATATTTTGCATAGATATTCATGAGAATTGAAAGATTACACCCCGCGTGTGCAAGGTGTGGTTGCTTACTTTCTAAATCAAAAAATTCACCAAGCCTGATTTTTTCAATGTGCCGCAATAATGCATCAATAATTTCTCCGGCATGTTTTGCTTCAATGTTACGATGGGAATCGAGGCCGTGCTTTTTAATTCCTTGTCTAAAAATCATCGCCATATCATGCAATAAATAAGGACTAATCGCTCGATAATGTGGTTTGAGCGTCATATCATCTTTGGTGCTAATTCCATCAAAAAGTTTTTTGAGAGGCTCAAATTTGACACCAAAAACACTTACAAGTTGCGCATTAAGCTCAATTTCAAAAATGGTCGAGTAACTTGTTCTTTTTAATAAATACGGATAATGGCCTGACCGTATCTCATGCAGTTTAAAGATATCTCCGATTAAAAACTTATCACTTGTTGTTTCAATTATTTTAAATTTATCGCCAATTTTATATAAACTGTCTGTCATAATATTCTAGACCTTTCCATTTATTAGCAACAAGCGGTGGATTGGAATTTGGAACAAATACCCTGCGAAACGATTTGGGCGGCACAACTTGTATGTGAACCCAGCTTGGCGTATATGAAAAATCTTCAAAATAAACGCCATGAGTTTCTGCCGCAATTAAATTCTCTAAGATTGCATGCATCAATGGAAAAGGTTTTAAATCGAGTAAATCAACAGCCTGGCATGTAATATGTTTACTTTGTGTCGCCGCATTTTTAATGCTTTCATTCAATTGTTGTGGTCGCCAACCGCTTACAACTTCCACATTTGAAAATTTAATTTCTTTTAAAAATTCATTAATTTGATTGATTGTGGCGTGCATTGTTTTTTCAAGTTTTTTATTCCAATCTTTATGGTATGTAATATCTCTCATTTTTAAATAATTGTCTCTTGTAATTAATGGCATACTTTACCTTTAATTTGTATGGTATGGGTCATAATACACGCCTTTTTTATCAATGGCTTTTAAACCATAAATTCTTCCATGCTCGGATTTGATGGCGTGTTCATGTTTTAAATATTTTAAAAAGTTAGAAAGTCCGTAATTCTTTTTAAATTCTTTGAGGTTTGTAATGTTTTGCAATGCTTTATAAAATGTGGATTCTTCAATTTCAGAACGGGGATCAATGGCAAATTCTCCGGAGCGAATCAGTTTAGCCCACAATTCTTGATTCATGACAAGCTGTGCTTTGTCTTGCAAACTTTTAAATTGTGCTTGTTGATTTGGGCTTGGTAGCACAGTCCAATTTTGCCCGATGGTTTCGTAGCAAATTCTGCAATAATTTAGAAAGTCATTAAAATTTTCTCCTAAAAAACTTTCATACATTTCTTTAGAATAAAATTCTGTGGCTTTTAATGGTTCAAATTTAAATAAACGAAGTCTTCGAAGTTCGTAAGAGTCTCCGTCAAGTTCAGGTAGCACGTTTGAGTCAATCATCAATAATCCTGACAATGTTCCTGTGAACCTATCTTTTCCTTTTTGTTCAATGCTGACAATACTATCTCCGGTTAATTGTTTCACTTCTGCTTTTTGCAAAACGCGTGGATTATTATTTTCAGAGAGAACAATTAGCGCTTTATTGAACATGCCAAAATTTGAAAATTGGTTAGAACTATCAAAGCTTGCTACCACATCTTTGCCAATTTTTCGTCGTAACATTCCCGTGAATGACGATTTTCCCTCGCCGCCCTCGCCGTATAAATAAATCACATACGGCGATTTATGACCATTAAAACAAATCCAAAGTAACGCACACAATCTATCGCTGTCTGTGATACGCCCTAATAATTCTTTAAGATGTGGATTGAGTTGTGGTGTTTCTTTGTATTCATAATTCAACTTGTGCGCTGAAAATTCGGAACTCGTTGAGAGTGTCAATGGTTTGATGTCATAATCAATTGGCATGGGAGTTTTTGTGTACAGTGCATTGATAATTGAGTTGACTAATAATTTGATGCAACTCTCCATGGTCACATGGTGTCGTTTCTTTTTTTCTGTGCGCAATTGAATTTCTTTATGTAATAGTGCCATATCTTCAGGATAAATATTGGCAAGCAACCTCACTAGCTCATCTGTTCCAGGGAGTGAGGATGCCAATAGTTTTGCTCGTGTTCCCTCAATCAGATAGATAAGTTTTTGTTCAGGATTGTTTTTATTTAAAACAATTTGGAATTTATCGATGACGTAATGGAATGAATGGATGACTTGTTCAATCTCATCAAAAGATTGATCGGAAAATTTTTGCCGTTCAATACATTTTTGCTTAAGGAGTTCGATTATTGGTTCAACTTCTTCAAGCTCTGCGCCCATTTCAAGAATTTCTTGAACCAGTTTGCGTTTCTCCACGGGCTGATTCGCATACCGTCCGGCGTGGTGATAAAAGGTCTCTCCATTTACTCGGTACTTCTTTAGCAAAGTCGATAATTCCACTTTGTATATCCTTTTTTGCTCTTGTGTGTGCCCTGTGCGCTTCTTTTTCTGTTTTAAAATAACCAAGGGAAATGCACTTACCTTTGTAGTAAATTCTTGAATTCCACGGCTTGGTTTTTTTTTCTTTTCTAAAATGTGCACCGGTGAGGTGTCTTGCGTCGGATCTATTGGATTGTAAATCGTATTTATCGCAATGGATTAAATTTAAAAATCGTAAATCCATCGGATTTTTATTTCTAAAACCAACGAATTTAGTTGGCCAACTTTTTGTCATATAAAACCATGCTATACGCTGACAAGTATAATCCTTACCATCAATTCTGATATAGCGGTACAGACGACTGGGCACATAGAAACCAGCTTCTGATCCTTTTCTAGTTTTTCGTTTTTTTATCTTCCAAGTAAATATTCCGGTTTTGGGATCATAATGCAATTGTCTAGTCAAATCGTAATAACTTAACACACACGATGCCCTCTATTGATTTATTTGGTAACGTCATCTATATTAACATATGTAATTTAAAAACAAAAGGATATGAATGACAAAAGTTAACGCGGCTCTCGTATTACAGCACATTGGTGTGCAATGGCGCAACGGCCACTTGAAAAAAAACGGCCGAGTCATTAAATATGTAACAGTGAAAAAAATATTAAAACAACACAATCCAGATTTGACAGATTCAGAAATTTGGCAAATTGTCTTTAATGATATTAGCACTTATGCAGAATTTAGACCATCTGTTCAAGCAGTTTCTGATTGTCTCCGTAGGGAAAGTCGAGACAAGAAAAAACGACTAGAAGAAAATAAAACGCGTCGATTTAATAATTTATTAAAAAATAGCCGTCCAGAAGATTTTGGGTTGCAAGATTACGAGCGGATGGCAACGGGTCACGTTGTCGCTGCAATTCTCGCTGCGCACCCTTATTTACGAGAAGACCAGGCTAAGAAAGTGTTAGGCTCATGGGTACTACGTCGCTTATAAAAATTTTAGAAACTCCATGCATTGCAATTCAAGAGTTGTCCGTAAAAACTCGGCTTGTTAATTTATCTTTTGAAATTTTCACGACTAGCTTTCAAGAAAAAGATGAGAACGGACAACCAAAGTATGCAAACTGTTTTTTTCGCTACCATGGAGTCAATGGATATTCGATTAAATTTATGGTTTGGATTGCTGGCGATAGAACTGTATTAAAAAACTTTATGGTTGAAAAATCTGCAAAGATTGAAAAGAAGAAATGGTTTGAGTTTTGGAAAAAAGACACACTCGAAAAAGTCATTGCTTCTTTAATTCTTTCAGAGAAAGACGCAACACAAATTATTTTGGATTCACTAACTGAAAATATTGTTAAAAATTTGCTAGGCTTTTGTGAAAGGGTCTAAGGGCTTTTGTGACTTTTTCTAAATTTGTCTGTGGTGATTGATTGCTCATCTGACTAAAGTTTGAAAAGTTCGTGATGATTTTAGAGCGCTCTATAAATTTTTCAACACGCAATCCATAGACAGCACACATCACAGCATCAGCATGGCCTAACTCATCTGTCCGTTCAAAATCTGTGCGTGTTTTATTAAACATACACGAGCGCAAACTTTTTATTGTAAACTCACACGATTTATTGATAAAAATCTCATCTTGAAAAAAGGCCGAATTCAAAGCCATAATTGCATTGTCTCTATCTACTTTAGGTGGCAAGGTAACAGACACATCACAGAGAGTATTGAGATCAACTTGAGTCTGACCATGACAATCTAAAAAAATGTGATAAGGTTTGATTTGATATTTTGTGCGGAGTTGTTTAATCATATCACCCAAAACTATCGTGTTGGTATTGGAATCAAACATCACCTCTGCAATGATTAATTTTTTATTGTCTGTAATCCGATGCCCCCAAACTTGTAAGACGTGCTTATCACGTATGCCTCCCGTGTCTCCGATTATCCAACAGTTCGCGGCATACACACTCTCATAGCTTTCATTTGTAATATGCCTCACATCAGAAAATGCAGGCGTAATGAGTGAGCGTCCATCGCGCACAACTTCGCACAGGTACTCACGGCGAAAATCTAACGTGTCAGCGCCGCCATAGGCATTAATAGCGTTTTGTATTTGCTCTGTGGTGAGTTGTGGATTGTCAAAGATAGTGGCTTTATAGAGCGTGCCTTTTTTTTCACACTGCGGTTGAATCACAGAGTGGACGAAATGGTCGGGGTTTTTTGAGGGCGTGGTGATGATAACAATCTTACCCCCAGAGCGTAGTAGCTGTGGAATGATTACAGCTTTGTAAGCGTACTCAAAATCATCACTACTAACCGCTGCAGCGGCTTCTTCGAGAATGTAAAGCCCAGCATTCCCACCACGCAACGAATCGACGTGCGCACGTTCCATCATCCCCAAGCGGATTTCACCATTGGTGCCAACTTTATAGCGCTTGTCAGACTTTGTCGGTTTGATGTGACCTGGTGGTGCACTCTCAATAAAAAATTTCATGTTATCGTTCACGATATCGTTTGTGGCTTTAAGTGTACCAGCTGCAATTTTCACGAGTTTGTTAATCGTGTGCGGGCTTGCTACGTGTTGAAAGCCAAGAGCAAGAGAGAGAAATGATTTGCCAAACTGTCTTGAGCCTAAAAATAAATGCAACTGCTCGTTGCTTGTTAATATTTTGTCATAGACTTGTTTTTGTGCTGCATGCAACAAAAAGCTCATTTCGCCCCGTTGCCACAATTTTTCAATCACTCTGTCCATTAGGTTGATTCTTTCTAAAATTATAAAGAAGTAGTAACTCTTCTTCCGATAAATCATCAAATTTTGTTTTGTCTTTTAAGCTATCAAGTAATGATTCTGCTTCAACAAGTTTCGCGAGTTTGGCTAGTGAGTCAATTTCTTTATCAAATAATGGCTTGCTTGAAGTTTCAGAAATTTCATAAAGTTTTTGTATTTGTTGGTCAATAATTGCGCGGATTTTTTCTCGATTGTTCAATTGATAACTCCAATGGTCACATAATTTTTGACAAGTGGACTACCAGAATATGTTGAGAGTAGTTCATCTCCAGTCGCACTTGTACGGTTATAATTTTGGACAAATACTGATGCTGTGTCTAAATCAATTCCTACAATTAAATAAGTTCCATTGTTGGGTTGATTGCGGAATCCTGAAAATGTGACCACATCCCCAATGCTATAATTTTGGATATTTTGCACAGAGTATTTGACAATTGTCCCTGCTACCCACACAGCACTATTTGCAAAAATATTTTGATTTTGTTTGAAAAAGATTGTCAAAACATATTGAGACAGTGAGTTTTGCGAGATATCATACGTCAAAATTGGAATAATCGAATTGATAAGAATATGAGAATAACTCGAAATTTTAAGAACTATTGGCTCACCATGACTCACTGTTAAATTCAATGTTGAGTAACTAAAATTATCATTGAGTGTCAGTTTTTTTGTCAGAGCTTGTACAGTTTCATAAGTGAATCTGTTTGCATAATCAAAATAACTTTGCAACTCTTGGTAAGATTTTGTGTTTGCCACGGTTGAAATATCAAACGTATTTGAGATTGAAATTTTCATACACTTCCTGACCGTTTTAAGGTTGTGGTTGTTTTAATAATGTTCATTTCAGTTTGGAGTTTTTCAATTTTTTTAGATTGTGACTCATAATTTGTCAGTGCGTTTTCATGCAATTGTTTGAGTTTTTCTGTTGCGTCTTTCATATCCAAGTGAGCTTTGTCAAACTTTATTGTAACACCCTCAATTTTTTTTCTGATTAAATAATAGACAATGGGTGCAGTTCCAAGGAGAATTCCAAGACAAAATGCTTCAATTATTATCATCATTATCAACCTCATGATTATCATTAAATTGTAAGGGAACACATTTAGAATAGATATCATTTAAAATAGCGCGGTGTCGATTATAGCTTGCGCGGCGTTGACTCACTGTGAAATTTAACTTTAAAAAACTTTGCGTATTTCTAAAATAATAGCCTGAAATAAAAGTTTCAAGCCATTGTTTTTCTGATTCAGTGAGAGATTTGAGGTAGTTTTTTTCGTGTTTGTAGTCATCTGTGACCAGCTTTTTGTAACCATTTATTGTAGTTTTAAAGATGTTATGCTTGCTTCGCATTCTTTCGCTTGGTGAATTTCTAGCGCAAGTTCTGCATATTCTTTGACAGTATTTTCTAAGAAATAAACAGTTGCGCCGACTGCGTTAATGTATGCTTCGTGCTCATTGATAAGTCCAGGTCTCAAATCTCCGATTTCGTGAAATAATCGTACAATCTTATTCGTAATTTTTAAAGTTTTTTTCAACTCAAAATACTTTGTTTTTTTCTCGTCAGTTGGGTTTTTCATAGTTCTCATTCTTTACTGTGTGGGTTGCATAAATGTTATCACAGACTCGTAGTGTATAACTAAAGAAAAAGAAAATCACTGTTTCTAGTAATTTCTCAATTTCAGTGTTTGAATACTTTGAGTCTTTGAGTTCATGAAGTCGTTTTAAAATAATGGCCATATGTTCAGATGTTTTATAAAATTCTGTACATTTTGCAACTCGTCTTGGCTCTTTTGTTTCGTTAATGGCAAGCAGTTTGGATATATCTCTCATAGCTTTCTCATCAGAATTTCGGATTTTAGTTACGAATTGTTCCATCCTTTTGACGTAATCCTCCTCACTTTCTGATTCTAATTTTTTTAGCGTGTTGGCATATTGCCCATATTCAAGTAAATCTTCTTGAAGTTTTACGTACATTTCAACAATTGGTTTGTAAATTATTTGAAAACTATATTTTGTCATTTGTCTCCCAGTTTTGATACTTTGTGTCATAATTCTGTTTTAGAAAGTCATCTGTTGAAACGAGTAGTGCATTTGTAATTAATTGCATAACATCTTTTAATTCTTGATTATCTGTGTGACCGTGTAATTCTTTTAATAATAAACTAATCAATAAAATTAGTTTTATTTGTATAAATTCTTCAGGTGCTTTGTCACTCTCTTTTTTTAAATTAAAATCTGATATATTCACTGTACTAATTAAATTTTGTATTGATTCAACAACCATCAGGATATGTTTTGAACTTTTAAAGTACTTTTTAAAATCAGAGTCTTCTACAATAGTAATTTCTAAAAACTCTTTATCTTTTTCATTTTTTGCTTTTAATATGACTTCATCCTGTGGAATTAACGCAATGCTCATATAATAATTTAAAATAGTTTTTGCTACTTCAGTGTTAAATTTCTCTTTAAATATTTTGACAAGTAGGGGTAATTCAGAATTTTCTAGCATTTAAACTCCATCAGTAAATCGTTTTAAAATAAATTCTTGGTGTCAGTAAAAAATATCGTGGGTCTTTTACGTTTTTTGTCGTTGCTGCGTGTGCTTCTTGATAGTGATAAAACACAGCGAAAATATCTTCTTTTTCCATGGGGTCAATTGAATATGCAAGAACATAAACAACAGAAACCGGAAGTTCTGATATAGGTATAATTTCATATTTATTGCCATCAATTGGCATAATTGACTGTTGACGTTGTGCCGCTTTAATGGAACAATGCTTGCTAATTATTTCTTGTGTTTCTTTAACGTAAAGAAAAGTTCGCATTATACCTCCAATAAAATAACAAAACTCACAGAGCGATGAAATTCTGTGAGTCTAGAGAGATATTGAACAAGGAAGGATGATTGTTAAGTAATTGACTTACGCATTTTTGTCAAGGCGCTGATTGAGATAAGATAGCCGTAAATTTTTTGGTGGGCATATTAAGTTAAGTCAAATAATAAGGTAGGATTTTGATGATTTAATTTTGGCAGGCAGCTATCTCTTATTAAGTTTAGCTTAATTTTTTTTCTGAATCAAATTTTTAGGAGTGTTATGATATACTGTTACGTTGGCACAAAAAGTCGAGTTATTTATGTTTTAGAAGTGTTTGATGACTATGCGAGTGCTAAAAAAGAATTGGAAAATATCCCAAAAAGATACCCAGAACATAAAAATATTTCTTTAAAACGCGGTAAATTTTATTATGACCTTGGCGTTTTTGGTAAGGTTTATAATAAATCGGGGCTCGTGAAAGTCGTCAAAGATATTGCGCACGCACACGTAAACTTAGTGCATAAAGATTCAGAAGAATTTTTAATCAATATCAGAGTACGGAAAGTTATTTTAAATAACAAAGAAAAACAACAAGAGTTATTCAATGCTAAGTAAAAGTAAAGAGCGAATAAAAGAATTCGGCGAAGTCTTTACTCCAGAGCATGTCGTTGAAGAGATGCTTGATTTGATAAGTCAAAATAATCCAAAAGTTTGGGCTGATTTGGAAGTGTGTCTGTTTGAGCCAACGTGCGGGACAGGTAACTTTGTTGTTGCAATATACAAACGTAGGCTTGAAGCATTAAAAAATTTAGGCGTTTTTGAAGCCATCACAGAAACGTTAGACACATTGTGGGCGATTGATATTGATTATAATAATATCCTCGCCTGTCGCTCTAGAATCATTGATTTGACGTTTCAATTTATTGAAGAAAATTTGGCTGTCAAAATTTCTAAAGACTACATAAAAAAACATTATGATTTTTTTCTGCATTTTATCTGTGCAGTGCAGTGGCAGATTCACAGAAACGAAGCACTCACAGCGTTAAGCTGTCCAGATACTGTTAGAAAAAACGCTAACAAAACAAAAGCAAGTAAAGAGTGGTTTGAAACTCTCGGCCACTTTCCGATTGATATTGATTTGACGTGGTGCTCTTATTATAAAAAGTGTCAAGAAGAACAATTGATTTATATTAAAGAAATTTATGATGCTGAACTTTTTTTAGAAAGTTTAAAATTTGATGCGTAAAATTATTTGTGCTAATTTTATTCTGTGCCGCGGGTTGCGTCGATTAGCAGCTTACGAGCTTGCGCGGCACTCTTTAGCTTATCGATGTAATGCTCTCTATTCCATAAATAATAAACAATAATACCTTTCACTTTGTTGTTTGCTACATATCGTGCGCTTTTTGCGTATTTACGCATAATCCAGCGAATAGCAAGAGCTGATTTGCCGGTGATTTCAATCAAATTTTGAACTGTATATTCCCCGTCAGCCAATTGGTCAACCCAGCGTGCTGGGGGTCTGCCTTTATTTTTGCTCATAATTTCCCTATAATGTAATTTTGGATTGCATTTGCAAATTCAACTTTAATAGCAGAATCATTAGAAAGCATAGACCGCATTCTAAAGCAGAAAAATTTGAGATTAAAATTTGTAATGTGATTGTCGAGTTCTTTGAATACAATAAATGTTTTTATATCATTTTGTAAATCTTTTTTAGAGAGAAGATAGTTAAAATGCTTAAAAACTCTCGTTTCAATATTATCAATTTCTTCTTTAAATAATTGTAGGATTGCTTGCAAATCAGCTTGGTAATATCCTAGATTTTCTTTTTCAAGATAGGTCGTTAAATTCAAGTCAACATTAAATTTTTTGATATATTTTTTTAGCATTGTCGAAGTTTCAGAAGCTAGCATCATCAAAAACTCGGCGTCCACATTTTCATTTTTAAAGCTTGGGTTTGCATGAGCAAAAAAAGAACCGACAAGCTGATAATTTGTCGGTTGATTTTCAATTCGTTCTAAATGTGAATGTTCAAAACAATCGATAGCAAAAAAACTATGCTCTTTTAAATTGTGGAAGATTTTAGCAACCTCTGTTTTCGTTTCAACATTAAAGTATTGCATATTAAAATCAGCAATTAAAGAAGCTGCAATCATTGAAAATGCTGGCGTCGCATGAGCGTCATTTGTCTTTATCGTCATTTTTGGCCTTTTTTAATTATTAAGGATCATGTTATTAACGTTTTCAGCCTTTTTTGTTAGTTAGAAGTAGTCATTTTTAAATCTCTCATTTTATAATTTTATAATATCTAAGGAGGTCTTGAATTTCATCATCTTCAATTTCGACTTTAAATTTTGAAAGCTCTCGTTTTGATTTGATAACTTCTGCACTACGCGGCACTTCATAAAGTGACTTTTGATATATAATTAACAATCTGTCATAATTCTCATTGCGCTCTCTCAATTCCCAATCTGTTAATCTGTTAAAAACATCAACTAAATAACAATTGCTTTTTGCCAAGTAAGTACATTCTATATGTAAAGAAACACGATTAAACTCATCTTTTTGATAACTGAAGATTTCATCAGCCGCTGGTTCAATCTTTACAATTTTAATACGTTCTAATTTAGTCATTTTAAATCTCCTGTTTTTATTATCGACCAATCTTTAGTATACTATAGCTTAATAGTTAAGTCAAGAGAATATGCTTTAAATTTGTGCAGTATATATATATAAAAACCGCCGGGGAACAGGAAACCGGCGGAAACAGAACTTTTTTTATAGTAGATCAACAACTTAGCAAAATTTTTGAAATGCGTCAATGGCTTGCGGGTTGCTATCAACTCCCAAAAATTTTCTATTTAATGATTTCGCAGCTTTGCAAGTCGTGCCTGACCCACAGAAAAAATCTGCTACTATATCATCAGGTTTGCTTGCTGCTTTAATAATACGTTCAAGTAATTTTTGAGGCTTTTGATTAGGATAATTCACGCGCTCTTTAGCAGAAGAACTAAGCGACTTAATATCTAACCAGACGTCTTCTGCCATTTTTCCTTGATCGAGATAATATCTATATTTCTTTTTTTTACCCGACCCTAATTTTTCAAAGTATTCACGACCATTTATATCACGACCCATTGTTCCAACATAATTGTTTTTATAAGATGTGTAAGGCAATCGAATTTCAGCATCAGAAAAGTAATATTTATTGATATCTTTTGCATACCATAAAATTGTGTCATGCCTTTTTTTAAATCGTTTTGCGCTTCTATTGCCAGCAATTACATAATACCAAATTATTTCATTGATAAAGTTTTTAGGACTGCCAAAGATTTTATCAAGCTCAATTTTTAAGTAATGCACAACTCGATAGTCAACATGCACAAACAGACTACCGGTTGCTTTTAATAGTCTATGCATCTGTTGCAACCGTGGCCGCATGAAATTCAAGTATTCTTCAAGACCACCAAAAGAGTCTGAAAATTGCGCTGTTGCGGTTTTTTGAATTCTATTAGTATTAAAAGGTGGGTCTATATAAATCAAATCAATGCTTGCATCTGTCATTGATTGCATTACTTGTAAATTGTCAGCACAGTAAACTTTGTTTAATTCCATTTAGTGTACTTATTACATTTATTGAGCTTTGTCTATTCTATCTATGTACTAGTGCAGTTCTGCATACCAAAGTTGCCGAAAAAAGTTTTGGCGGGTAGTTACTACATTGGCTGACGATAGATGAGGTTAGATGCTGACGGTTGTCCGGTTGTTGTTGGGGTTGTTGTGCTTTGGTTGGGTTTAAACAAGTTTTGCTTGTTTTAAGAGGGTTTTGGTGTAATTTGAAAAAGTTTTTCAGGTGTATGAATGGTTTTGAGAGAGTTTAGAAAAGTTTTCTTTGTTTATAAAGGGTTTTGGAGTGATGAATTGATCTGGATCAATTTTTGTGTTGTTTGAGGTCATCTTTTTTTCATCTTTTAAAAAAATACTAAATAGAATCATATAGTTAAGCTCTAGTAGTTTTCTCATCTTTTTGTTTAAATGTACGATAGACAATTAATCCATCAGCTTTAATATATTGATATTAAGTGTTTTTTATACATTTAGAGTTTGGCCAGCCGGTCAACTGCGACTTTTAAACGAACGTATAGGCTACACAACTGTTGCGACAAATAATAGTTGTTATTTTGTATAGAGTAGTGTAACAAATAAATTGGCTTTGTACATTTTCAAAAATTGGAGGGTTTTTTGAGTAACATTTGCGCATACGTTCGGGTTTCGACAGAAGCTCAAGACTGTAACAATCAGAGAGTTGCGATTTATGATTATGCACATAAGCACAATTTGATAATAAACAAATTCGTGGAAGTATACGCATCATCTCGTAAATCATTAAAAGAACGTAAGACAAATGTGCTCACAGAATTAGAAAAGGGCGACACGATTATAGTCAGTGAGCTAAGTCGCTTAGGTCGTTCTGTAACAGAGGTCATCCAATTAATAAATAGCTTTATAAAAGGAAAAATTTACCTTATCTCATTAAAAGAAAACATTGTAATCAAAGAACAACTCGATATGCAATCTAAAATGTTAATCACGTTGTTTAGTTTATTTGCAGAAATTGAGAGAGACTTAGTAAGCTATAGAACAAAAGAAGCCTTGGCAGCTATTAAACAACGAGGCAAACGCTTAGGCAGACCCAAAGGCTCAACGGGTAAGTGTGTGCTAGATGATAAAGAGGATCAGATAAAGAAGCTTATAGAATTACGAGTCAGTCATTCAGCCATTGGTAGAATGTTTAGCGTGAACAGAGCAACTGTTGATAGATTTGTTAAGAATAAAAATTTCAAACCTCTCCCTAATAAAAATATAAATAACTAAAAAGGTTTTATAGGGAACCCATAACAAAGCTACAATACACCTAAACCCCTTGGCTTAGCACTCACACCATAAAACACACACCCCAAAACTACACCATAAACCACACAAAAGTCTTTTAAAAGTCTCGCAGGTCTCAATAGTTCTTATCATCTGGGTTTTTTTTGCACATCAAGAGAACAAAGCCCACACTCAAAAAAAATGAAGTGAGAAAAACAACAATCGAAAACGTGGGTGCCATAAAAAAAGGCACTATAGAAAACACGAGAGCGGCAAACAGTAAGACGAGAACGAGGGGCATGTGATAACTCCCAAGATATCAGACAAAATATGTAACATGTTGAAAAACATAGAAAACTTTGACTTGAGTGTCAATAACTGACCAGTTATCCCCTTTAAATGTACAAAATACAATTAGAATAATAGAGTGGCCATCGGAACCAATGCTAGGACTTGTTTACGACTATCTCCCGCTTTGATTTTTGGAGTGGGACTGTAGTTTTGATTAAAAAAAACTAAAGTTGCTGTATGGGCTTAAAAATAGCATTGGTGATGATGGAGGAATAAGGCAAGGTAACAACTTATGATAACATGGCAGAAAAAATTTCTGCCGATCTCTCCAAAATTCTATTATTAATTAATAATAACGGATCTGGCGATCGGGTTTTGAAAATTTTTGGCTACTATAGTTTTCAACTGTTGTATTCTTTTATTTTTTTATTATTATTTAATAATAATATTTTTTTATATAAGTACTATAGAAGAACAATAGAAGAACCTTGGGAGATGATCGAATGAGCCCAAGGTTGACCCTGTGAGCAGACCTTGAGGAGAAAATATCTTAAAAATAAGCACAACTTTTAAAAAACCAAGCAAAACACAGCAAAAAAGGCCAGGAGCCTTGAGCTGAAAATTAATTATTAATCAATAATAATAGAATTTTATAAAAAATTGAGTAAGATGCTTTTTGAGCATCGAGGTTTCACCTACCTATTGCCCTCGGTGTTCTGTTCTTTAGATTGTTCAGTTTGAGTTGCATCAAATTTTCTTTTCTCAAATTCAAATTTTTCTTTGTCATCTATAAATTTAATAAGAAGTTGGCGTATAAGTTCTTCCCGTGAGTTACCAATACGTTTTGCTTCTTCCGTGATTTTATCAATAACCCAAACGGGAAAGTCAACAGAGATCTCTTCGTTCTCAAATCCAATTTGTGTCATAAATGAGCTCTTCTTGTAATCTGAATTTGCAATAATGGGTCTAAACTTTTAAGTTGCTCTTGCATTAAAATTTCAGCAAATGGTGCTACAGAGTAGCCCAACGCGTCAGCAATTCGATTTGCAAATTCAATACTTGATTTCTCTCTTCCATGCTCAATTGCGTTGATGTATTGCGGCTTGCAGCCTACTCTTTTGGCAAGCTCGCGCTGTGTGATTTTATCTGACTCTCTAATTAATCTGATATATTCCCCAAAATTTAGAGTTTCTATAAAATCTCGAATTGATTCACCTGCTAGATTAATAGTCATGAGGTATTAACTCCTTTACTTCAATAATTTCAATTTCGTTGTTGGTAACTGTGTAAATAACGCGCCATTTTCCGCCAAGTTTTACTGACCTTTGGCCTTTCCGGTCGCCAATAAGTTCATGGTCGCGCCATGGGATTTGCCGTTGTACAGCATCTAATCCGATAACTTTAATAGATCTAAACCAAGTCATGTACCGAGCCTGAACGTATTTGTCCGCTTTTGCTATCTGCTTACTAAAAGTTTTTGACTCAATAATTAATATATCCATCCAACCCCCTTTAGTAAAGTTTTTACTATTATTATTTTGCTCTCGTCAAACCACGAGTCATCTTTTTCTCATCTTTTGAAAATAAAATTTTGGGCTTTGTAACAATAATATATATAAGTTATTTCTACCCAAACAAAGGATGATCATGACTGATACTAACCAAGCACCAGCGGCAGAGTCCGTTGGTACAGAAAATAATAATGTTGCAGAAACTCCATCAACCACTGCCGAAACTAAAAAGTTTCGCGTGAAAGTTGATGGGAGTGAACTTGAAGTTCCTGAAACTGAATTGATCTCCAACTACCAAAAAGGCGTTAGCGCTGATAAACGGTTTAAGGAAGCAGCAGAATTAAAAAAACAAATTGAACAATTTGTAGGACAAGTTAAGGAAAATCCGGAATTGCTTTTAGAGCAACTCGGCATTAACCCCTACGAATATTACGAATCACGACTACTTGAGCGAATTCGGGCACAGCAAGAAGAGCAACAACTTTCCCCTGAAGCCAGAGAATTGAAAGAGCTTAAAAAGTGGCGTGATGATTTTGAATCAAGTCAAAAACAACAACAGCTCGCACAGCAAGAAGCAATTATTGCAAAATCTCTTGATGACGAGTTTGCAGCAACGTTTGCAGAAATGGGAATCACAAAACCCACGGTTGAGATGGTCGCTGACGTTGCAGAGCAAATGCTTGCAGAATACAAAGCAAGCAAACAACGATTGCCGGTAAAAGACGCTTTAACACGTAGCAAAAATTCGTTTCAAAATCGACTTGCAGCATGGACAGAGCAAAACCCGGAAAAGTTCCTAGAACTCCTCCCAGAAAAATACGCAGAGAAATTTGTTGAGACGTATATGGCCAAAAAACAAGGCGCAAAAATACCATCATTGAAGACAAAAACTCCGCCAAAATCTGAAAAAGTATCATCAAATTTAGAACAATTCTTTAAAAGAGGTTACTGATGGCAACTCATACTAAAGTCATACCTGACGAGCGCTTGCAAAAATCGCAAGTGGACACACTCACTTTAAAATTCACAATCTCTGCAGCAAAAACCGCTGCGCAAATTGCATTACAGGGTGCACCGGTGCTGTTTGGATTTGACACCGGAGATTTTAATCAGACAGCAACAGACAATATGCTTGGCACAGTAAATGATGTCGTTGTTGCGACAAGTTTTGGTTCAACTGCGATGGGCTCGAATTATTTTGGCTTTATTATTGCACACAATAGTGCAAAAGCAGTTCTTGGCGCACGCATTGAGACCATTCAAACTACAGGCGGAACACCCGCAAACTCAATTGCGTATGTAGTCGGTGAGGGTGTCGCAACCACAGCACTACCCGATGCGGCAACGTCAAAAATTTCTGTGTCACCCGCAGGAAACATTTACGGGCGCTTTTCAGCGGGCAACTTGGATTCCGTTACCGCTGGTACCATCCTCATCACAATTGACTTTATACAAGCTTAAAAAGGATTAAATTATGTCACAAACAAGTAGCTCGTCAGTCATTAAAATCTTTAAAGACGTCTATGGGCAAATGAACACTTCCGCATTGCCGATGGACGACTTATTAATCAACAAAGAAGTTGCTTACACAAAAAAAGGCCGTGTGGGTGATAAATATATTGAAGCCATCGTGCTGGGTTCCGAAGTCGGGATCACATTTGCCGGTTCCGGCGGTGAGGTGTTTAATATCAACCCAGCAATCGCCGGTGCAATCCGTCAAAGTGAAATTTCACCCTCAATTTCTGTGTTACGTTCTGTCATTCCTTGGCAATCAATTAGTAGGTCGCTTGGCAATGACGCAGCGTTTGTTGAAGCAACGAAACACGTTGTTAGGAACAACATGCTCTCTCACAAACGCTTTCAAGAAATTGTCAAAATTCACGGACAAAACACCACCAAACTTCTTGGCCGCGTTGCTTATATGACAGCAACTTACCGCGGGGCATCATTTACAAATGGTGGCGGAACTTTGACCAGTTCCCTTTACGGCTCGCTTACATTTACCGCTGGTGTGTTGAGTAGCAGTGGCAATAATTACATTCTATTAAATGCTGGTGATTTTGCGTCAGGAATTTGGGTTGGCATGCAAGGTGTCAAAGTCAAGCAACTCCTCGCTTCAAACTTAAGCGTTGTCGCAGAAGGAAAACTCATTAGTGCTGATTCTGCACTTGGAATTTTAAAAGTTGACTTTACACCAGTCGCTGCCTCAAGTTCAGGCTCTCACATTCTCGCATTTGAGGGAATGGAAGTGTCAAATGAGATGGTAGGCATAAAAAAGATTCTCAAAAATACCGGCACACTTTTTAACATTAATGCTGCGACGTATCCATTGTGGAAAGGAAATGTTGGCACTATCACTGGCAAGCTTACATTTGCAAAATTAGAATCATTTGTTGCTGACATGGTCAATGCTGGCGGTCTTTCCGGTGATTTAAAAGTGTATGTAAACCCACGCACATTTCATAACATTGTGGCAAGCGAACTGGCAGCGCGTCAGTATGACTACTCGTACAATAAATCAGAAATTGTCAATGGCGGCAAGGCAATTCGCTTTGCATATGCAGAGGGTGACTTAGAAATAATTGGTCATCGTTACATTATGGAAGGTGATAGTCTGTTACTGAAAACTGACGAGTGGATGTGCAGCGGTTCACAGGATATTGCAACACAAATTGAGGGTATGCCTGAAGAAAAACTAATCTTTCAACTTCAAGACCAAGGTGCGTATGTGTTCCATACTTACGGTGATGTTTATATGTTCTGCCGTTCCCCAGCAAAAAACGGATTGTTGGAAGGAATTAATGACGAAGCCGCTTCTTAATTTTGAGGTCTATCATGAGTCTGCCGCCTGTACTTTTCCCGCTTATCTCAACAATTATTGAAAAGATATTTCCCAATGCTGAAGATGCGCAAAAGGCACAGGCGGAACTCATAAAACTTGCTCAAGAAGCGGATTTTAAACAAATGGAAATTAACCAAGCACAATCTACAAACGACAACGTGTTTATTAGTGGAGCACGTCCTTGTATCATGTGGATTTGTGGTTTAATTTTTGGATATAACTATTTACTTCAACCGTTATTTATTTTTATCTTAACTTTGTTTGATAAACAAATTACAGCATTGCCCGTGTTTAAAATTGATGAGATTTTGCCAGTACTTTTAGGTATGCTTGGCCTTGGCGGCCTAAGAACTTTTGAAAAAATAAAAGGAATAACTAAATGAGCATACAACGCACCTGGAACAATACAAATTATAGTATTCCTGAATCAGGCGAAACGGGTTGGATGTCGCTTACAGATTTTCTCGTTGATTTAGCAAGCAATGCGCAAACAACAAATAAACAATTTCTAGCAACTCGAATTTCAACAGTTGCGACTACAGTTGTGAGTGCTGCGACAGATTGTGTTGTGGGGATTAATTACGCAGGCGCTGCAACTGTTAATTTACCAGCAGGTGTTGCAAATCAAATCTTTTTTATTGGCGATGAGTCGGGCAATGCTGCAACAAATAATATTACCCTCACACCTAATGGAACTAATACTATTAATGGTACAAGTTCTTTTGTTATTAGTAATAATAAACAGAAAGTTATAATTGTTTTTTATCAAGGCGATTGGAAATTAATTTCAAATACAATCGCAAGTGGTGATGTGCCAATTACTCCCTCGTCTGTGGATACACTCACTAATAAATCTTTAGTGGATAATAGCAATTATTTTATCAATAATGCAGACAACACTAAGAGAATTCAATTTCAATTAAATGGTCTCACAACCGCCACTACGCGCGTTGTATCATTTCCCGATGCTGACTTGACAATTGTTGGAACAGCAACAACCCAAACACTATCAAACAAATCTTTGGTTGATAATTCCACATTTGTCATCAGTAACGCGGACAATTCAAAAAAAATTACATTTGATGTGAGCGGAATTACAACTGCAACCACGCGCACGTTTGCATTTCCTGATTCCGACTCAACAATTGTCGGCACATCAGCGACGCAAACAGTTTCGAATAAATCATTGGTTGACAGTTCAACGACAATTATCAATCAAGTTGACTTGACGAAAGCTGCAAAATTTGACACATCTCAAATAACGACCAGCACAACGCGAACGTTCACATTACCGGATGCCACGATTACCCTGGCTGGTCGTTCCAATGCTGAAACATTACAAAATAAATCATTAGAATCATCCACAACGTTTATTACTGATAATTCAGATGCAACAAAAAAATTACAATTTAACGTTGCGGGAATTACAACAGGCACAACGCGAACTGTTACGTTACCCGATGCAAACTTTACGGCAGTGGGCACAACTACAAGTCAAACAATTACAAATAAAGATATTGATGGCGGCACCGCAACAGACACCTCGCGCATCACAACTCCTAAAGCTTCTCTGTCAACTTTAAATAGTCTCACACGCAAAGAAGGCACCATTCTTTTTGCCTCGGATGCGAAAAGATTATTTGTCGATAACGGCACAAGTCTTTCATCAATTGGCGGTGCCACAGGCGGTGCCAGTGACGCAATATTTTACGAAAATGGCCAAACTGTCACGACAAATTACACAATCACAACAAATAACAACGCAATGAGTACAGGAACAATTACGATTAATTCTGGGATTACTGTTACTGTCCCAAGCAATTCTCGTTGGGTTATTTTGTGAGGAATTTATGCCAATAATTTTAAAAGGTGCAACAAGCGGACAGGTCACACTAGACACGCCCGCAATTGCTGGAACAAATAATTTAGAATTGCCAGCCGCAACAGGGACAATTCAATTATTAAAACTTGAAACAGCTCAGGCAACGACAAGTGGTACATCTAAAGATTTTTTAAATATTCCGTCGTGGGCTAAAAAAATTACTGTTGTGTTCAATGAAGTTTCTTTAAGTGCCTCTGCGCAACTTTTAATTCAATTGGGAACGACGTCAGGTTATGAAACAACAGGTTACTTGTCTACAACCACTTACCTAACTCAATCGTCGTCTACAACAGGTACAAGTGCAACAAATGGGTTTATAATATTTAGCAATAACTCAGGCACAAATACAACTGGTCATTTAGCAATAATCACGCTTGGATCAAATTTATGGGTTTCAAATGGTCTTACAAGACAAAACACTTCGCAAATGACGATTAATTCTGGAGTTAAAACTACGGCCGCAACAGTTGATCGCTTGAGAATTACGACTACAAGCACAGATACTTTTGATGCTGGCTCTGTAAACATTTTAATTGAGGGCAACTGATGGCTGTTACACTCAATGCTTCAACAACAACGGGTTTAGAAATTGCATCGGACACATCAGGAATTGTTACGTTACGAAATAACGGAACAGATGCCCTGTCTGTCAATTCCGGCAATTTGCAATTTAATTCCGGATATGGATCCGTAGCAACGGCTTATGGATGTCGTGCGTGGGTAAATTTTAATGGCACGGGCACCGTTGCAATTCGTGCAAGTGCTAACGTGTCTAGTATTACAGATAATAACGTTGGACTTTATACAATAAATTTTACTAATGCGTTGCCGGATGCAAATTTTGCGGCAGTAGGTTGTGCGGGTACTAGTTATGGCGGCGCTGATATCACATTTAAAACGTATGCTTATACAACTACAACGTGTCAAGTCGGGACGTCATTAAACGGAACGGTCTCCGATGAAGTTTATTTAAACGTATCTATTTTACGCTAATAAATAGGTTGAATTTATGACCAAGAGAATTGTCTATACAAACACTGACGGCGGAATTTCAGTCATAATTCCCTCACCTGACAGCGATTTAACCATTGAACAAATCGCTGCTAAAGATGTGCCGCCTAATACTGACTATAAAATTGTTGATGTGTCAGAAATTCCCACAGACCGAGAATTCCGCAGTGCGTGGGAAAATAGTGACGAAAAAATCGAAATTAATTTTGACAAAGCGAAAAAAATAACGAAACAACGATTGCGTGAAGAACGCAAACCATTACTTGCGGCACAAGACGTTGAATATTTAAAAGCATTAGAAGTTAATGGTGATACATCAGAAATCATCAAAGAAAAAAAGCGGCTGCGTGATATTACAAAACTTGCAGACGCGGCAACGACACTAGACGAATTAAAAGAATTGAAAGCAGAAAAACCAAAACCTCCTGAACCAATTATTCCTGTAGATCCCGTTGTGCCTGATGAACCAGTTTTACCAACTGACCCAATCCTACCAACACCTCCGGATCCTGTTGGCCCGGAATCAGAAGTCAAAATACCGTTAGGGAATTTAATTGTGAGGATTGACTAATGACGTTAGTTTTAAGCGGCAATACAGGTTCTGCATTAGATGGAATTAAAAATAGTTTGATGTTTCTTGAAACAGCAAAAGCGACAACAAGTGGAACATCAATAGATTTTACTGGCATACCAAGTTGGGCAAAAAAAATTACTGTGATGTTTAATGGTGTTTCTACAAATGGGACTTCAATAGTTATTGTTAGAGTTGGAGCATCAACAGTCTCTACAACTGGGTATTTTAGTTGCGTTTCAGAAATTGTAGGCGGGGTTGGTGTAGCCTCTGCAACTTCTACTGCCGGGTTTCCGTTATCAGTTAACGTAGTAGCTACTTCGGCTTTGACAGGAAATTTGTTTCTTTACAAAATAACGGCAAATACTTGGACTTTATCTCATAATTTATATCGGGGAGATGGATCACTTACTTGTATAGGAACGGGCTCAAGTCCTTCTTTATCTGGCACCTTAGATGTTATACGAATTACAACAGTTAACGGAACAGATACGTTTGATGCAGGATCCATAAATATTTTAATTGAGGGTTATGTATAATGGCAGCGGATGCAACAGAAAAAATTTTAGAAAAATTAATTGATTCGATGCACGCAAAAATGGCGCAAGGTTTTGGCTCTAAAGCCGTAAAACCTGTTGCGGCAATCGAAGAAGCATTAGAAGATGCAAAAGAAGATAAAGAAGAAGACAAAATGGAAGAACCAAAAGTTCCATCAATTTTTGAAAAATGGTTGCAATCTGAAAACGAGAAAAAAGTTGCACCCAAGAAAAATCAAATGATTGTCTCAAAAACTCAAATCACCATGGCGCCAAAGAAAAAGTCTGACAATAAAACGCCATTTGTTGTAGGGAAAAAATGAGCTACTCAACTGCGGAATTGTTAGCATCTATCAAACGCAACCAAACAATTGCTGCGTCATCATTTCGTTTTGATGACACAGATTTACTCGCTATGGCTGACGAAGAAATCCAAGATGTCATTATTCCTATGATTTTACGATTGCATAGTGACAGACTTCTTTACACAGAAGTGCAACAAGTCGTCGCGAATAAAAAATCGTACACGATGCCTTATCGTGCGATTGGCGGACAGTTGCGCGAGTTATTTTTTCAAGACCAATTGACAAATCCAACTTTGACGCGTGATTTGCGGCTTTATGATTACACATATGGCGTGCAAATGACAACACCAGGAAACCCTTTGGGGTTTTATTTTTCAAGTAATACAATTAATTTAGTTCCAACTCCTAATGCAACTTATGGTTATTTAAATTTCACTTATCCCATTCAGCACAATAGTTTAGTACTAAGTTCTGCTGTCGCTGTTGTGCAATCTGTTGATTTTAACAATAACACAGTGACTTTAACAGCAAATCCGCCAAGCACATTTCTTGCTGATGTTTACTGTGATTTTATTCAAGCAAACCCACGGTGCAATCCAAGAATTCTTGGATTTGATAAACAAATTCTTGGTATCAATACAAATGAATTAACATTTGCAGCAGACACAATCCCAACAGAATTAATCGCAGGTGACAGGATTGCGCTTGCTGGCCAAACAGACACATTATTACTTCCTGACGAGTGCTATAAATACATTGCAAAAGCCATTGAATTAAAAATTATGGGTGCGCAAAAAGATTTACAAGCCTACAATGCATTCAAACCGGAACTCAATGAATTGCGAAGAATTATGGAAAATATTTTAACACCAAGAATTACAGGCGAGCCTAAGATAATTATCAATCGCAATGGGTTTTTAAATCGAAGAATGCGTCGGAAAGTTATACCAAATATTACAATTTCTTAAGGGTTGTAAATGCAAATTACACAATTTAAAGGTTTAAATTTACAACAAAATAGCTTTCAAGACACAGCTCAAGGTTTTCTTGAGATAGCTGAAAATATTATTTACGCACAAGATGATATCATTCAAAAAAGAAATGGTTACGCAACTTTTCTTTCCTCACCACCCGCAAATCCAATTGATATTATTGATTACAAAAATAAATTAATCTTAACATCAATCAATTCTATCTCACGCATTGACCAAACAACTGCTGGTGATTTTTCTTCACTAACAAATTTAGTGGGACAAACATTTACAATTAGTTTACCGCGTGCTGCACAAGCTGGTGGGAATTTATTTATTCCAAGCAATAATTTTATTGTGAAACTCGAAGACACCACATCATCTTTATTAAAAGCAGGAATTAGCAAAGCGCCTGATTTACTTTATTTGCCGTTGGGTTCCGGTTCAAGTTATGCCGTGACAACAGGCATTCACGCACCAGATACGCAAATTGGGTATCGCGTGTTGTTTGGCAGAAAAGATGTCAATCAGAATTTAATTTTAGGCGCACCATCTGAATTTACGCAAACTGCAAATCTTTTAATCACAGCATCATCAATCAGTATCTCTACATTTGATGTGACAGTGACTTACAATTCCCATGGACTTGTCACGAATGATTTTGCCACAATTAAAAATGCGAATGGCACTATTCCCGTGCCTGATGGTGAGTACGTTGTAACCGCTTACACAACAAATACATTTACAATTAGCACAGCGGCTGTGCTCACATCATCGCCAAATTCAACAGCCTTGAAGTTTGGGAAACGGATACAACCACAACTCGAATTTACAATCCCAGCAGATGTAAACTCTCCTGCGTTTCTTTATCGTGTGTACAGAAGCAACGCATCAATTAATAATGACGTTGAGCCTGATGAGAGTACGCTACAATTGATTTACGAAGCAAACGTAACAAGTGCACAACTTGCAACAGGTTATATCAATTACACAGATACCGTTGATGACTTGTTTAAAAGCGCATATCTCTATACAAATCCCAACACAGGTGAGGGCGAAACAGAAGCAAATTTTCCACCACCTGTAGGTTTAGATATTGCGTTATTTAAAAATCATTTATTCATTGCAAACACGACAAGCAATTATACGTTTAATATTTCGCTTATTCGTTCAAGTTCCTCAACGTTTAGCAATGGTGATTATTTTGACGTATTGCAACTTGATAAAAATAATTTATGCACCAGTGCAATTTGGCAATCAGGGACAACGGTCAGATATTATACCAGCGATACTTCAATTTTTATTGTTGGGATGTACGTTGAAATAACAGAGTTTACAAACGCAAATAATAATGGCCGATTTATTATCACATCAAAAGCTAGCGGTTATGTGCAAGTGACAAACCCATCGCGCACCAGTTCCACGGGTGACCAAGCATCAGCGCAAGCACAAATCATGCCATTGAGACGTTATACAGCAGCCGCTAGCAATTCTTATAATACAGCGGCTGGTGGGAACTTTGCGCTCACAACCTCAAGCCCCTCTGTGAGTGTGAATATTGACACCACAGCACGGGCAATCTGTCGCACCATCAATCGCGACAATTATAGTAGCATTTATGCAAGCTATACAAGCACATCTCAAAGTGTCGTGGGTCAAATGTATTTCTATGGCAGATTGATTAGTGACGTGTTTGCATTGCAAGCAAGTAGTGCAACAGTGGGCGCTAACTTTAATCCTACGATTCCTAATGATTTGACTGATTACTCAATTAGTGGAACAAATACACAGCTACCAAACGGTATTTATATTAGTAAAGAGTCAGAGTTTGAAGCGTTCCCATTATTAAGTTATTTGCTTGTTGGCTCAAAGACTGCACAAATACAACGTACTATTCCATTAAAAAACTCACTCATTATTATTAAAGAAGATGGAATATTTAGGTTGTCGGGAAATAATCGCTCTGATTTTCTCGTGACACCAATAGATTTAACGGTGTTTTGCAATGCACCGGAAAGTGCCGTGGATACTGATAATGTGATTTTTGTTTGTACAACCGCAGGTGTCGCGCGCGTGACAGAATCTGCTGTAAGTATTGTCAGCAGACCAATTGAGCCGATATTGCATGCGGTGTTTACGAATTCAAACTTTTATAATCAGACTTTTGCTGCTGTTGTACCCTCTGACCGCCATTACTTTCTAACAACACTACAACCCAATAATGTAGGCACAACGACTTACGTTTATAATTTTCTTGCAGACAAATGGTCAACGTCAACCATTTTGTATAAACGTGGCACAATAAAATTTGATGATAACACTCATTACGCTATCACAGACGGGGACGTGATTTTAAAAGCACGCAAAACAAGCACACGCTTAGATTTTTGCGACGAGAGCGCTCAAGTCATCTCTGTTTCAGAAGTTGCAGCAGACAAGCTCTCGTGTCGCATTGTGAGCCCTTTACCAATAAGTGAGGGTGATGTCATCGCTTGGCAAAGTTCCATCAATCGAATTGATAGAATTCGTGAGGGCGTAATTTATTTTATCCGGCAAATTAATTTTACTGACACAGACTTACCATTTCACTACCGCGCAATTACAAGCGAATGGGTGATGGCACCGATTGGTCTTAATGAAGAGATTTTAAAACAATACTCGGAATTGAGTTTGAATTTACGCAACACTGCAGTCACTCATCTTGATATCGGATTTGTTTCCGACAGTGCAGAGACTGTGTATAAAACGTGGTCTGCAACTTCTGCCAGTCTCGCTTGGGGAATTTCACCTTGGGGTTATTTTCCTTGGGGTGCTGGGGAGACTATAAATCTGAATTTTAGAACATATATTGCACAACCCGTGCGCATTTTTATTCCCGTGGATACTCAAATAACCACTTGGCTCAAGCCCAAATTCAGACACAGTGAAGCGGCAGAGCTTATCAATTTACAATCAATGAATCTCAAAGTGCGCACTATATCCGAGCGCATATCAAAATAATAAAGGAGTGCGCACGTTGGATCAAGTTTACTACGCGAGCGACACAACAGAAAAAGCCTCACGAAAAATCATGGAGATAGTTAGATTCCAACAGCAAAAAATGTTTAGTAGCGTTGGAATTGCTAATGTGTGGAATCGAAACACAGAAGTTTATTACAGAAATAGTTTGATTGATATTTTAAACTTCACGGGAGAACAAGGTGAACTTATTGGCATGAGTGTTCCGCAAGCCCGATCTCTTGTGCGGCAAATGATTTCAATTATTACAAAGCAGAAGCTGCAATTTGCAGCAAAGATGCGAAGCCGTGACTACACCGCATTTGGCAACGGTCAGATTGCAGAGTCACTCGCAAATCAACTCGTCAAAGACCAATCACTGAATGAAAAAATCGACAGGCTCGCAGAGCTTACGTATTTACACGGTCAATGTTTTTGGCATGTGACGTGGGATTCAGACGCAGGCAGAAGAGTTGACAATGGCATGGAAGCCCCAGCAATGAGCGGGGATGTCAATATACAAGTCGCGAGTGCTAAGTATGTTTACTATGACTGGAACGAAGAAGATTGGAATAATTTACATTGCGTCACTGTTGCAAAGCGAATGAACCGTTGGGATCTCATTGCACAACATCCGGAGATGGAAGATGAGCTTAGAAAGATTCCCAATTTCAATCGAATTTTAAATGGGTTTACAACCACAATCGCATCATTCGATGACACACTGACACGCACTGATGATTTGATTCTTGTCTATTATTATTATCACAAACCGACACCAGCGGTACCGCAAGGGCGCATGGTGATTTTATGCAGTGAAAAATGTGTTCTATACGATGGCGCAAATGTTTACGAATGTTTGCCAGTGATTCCTTGCATTCCTGAAAAGTTGGATGATTTTTTATTGGGTTATCCGCAATTCTCAAACCTCGCACCACTCCAAGAAATGCTAGATATCAACTTTAGCACAATGGCTACAAATCAATCAGCGTTCGGTGTGCAATCCGTTTTAAACCCGAGAGGTTCCAATATTGATATCACAGAAATCTATGGGATGCGTTGGATTGACTACACCCCCCAAGGAAATGATGGCGGCGGAAAGCCTGAACCATTGCAACTAACACGCAGTGCGCCTGAAATTATGGATGGCATTAAAATTTATATTGATAACTTAGGCACACTTGCAAACATCAACAGTGCGCTTCGGGGCACACCGCCGCCTGGTGTGACAGCGGGGAATGCAATTGCAACGTTGACAGCAAACTCGATCGAATTCTTTAGTTCATTTTCAAAAGCAATTTTTGCAAGCATTGAGCAAGCCATTACGCTTGCGGTGAAATTTTATAAAATGCTTGGGGCAGAAGAACAACTCACGGTTGTTTCGGATGGTAACATTTCATATTTAAAAGAATTTAAAGCTTCTGATTTGCGAGAATTTGATAGAGTCTCGCTTGAGATTACAAATCCATTAATGAACACAATCGCTGGGCGTCGTGACCAAGCAGAAATTTTATTAAACAAAGGTCTGATAAAAGATATTGGCGACTATTTTATGGTTTTAGAAGGTGAACCGCCAAAGAGATTGTGGAATGCAGAACTCAACGAGTCAGCGTTGATTCAAAAAGAAAATGATGACTTAACTAAAGGCATTCCATGCCCTGTACTTTATACAGACAATCACGCTCTGCATATTGAAAAACATAAAGATATATTGAGAAACCCTGAAATTCGGCGCAATGGAAATATCCAAGAAATTTTGAATCACATGGAACAGCACGAGCAATTTATCAGTCAACAACAGCAAGCGATGATGCCGCAGCAACCACCACCTCCTCCAAGTGATGTGACGTCACATCAACAGATGGAGGATGTGAACAAAGAGCCAGCCATGGTTGAGGATATGAACCGTGAATCAAAACCAGCAACGCCCGCAGAGCCGGAGGTCAGCTTCTAATGCCTATTGTGTTTAGAAAAATTGATAATTTAGTGAGCAATCCAAAAAATGAAGCGTCACCGATTGGTGGCGGGTCAGGTGCTCAATCGACGCAAAACCCGTATGCTTCCACATTTCAAAACCCAAGTAATATTTTGAATGCAAACATAAATGAAAAGCAAGCAGACTTAGACACGGGATTAAATCAGAATATCAAAGACGCTCAACAAAATTTAGATAAAAGTACGCAAACGTACACAGATAAATTAAAAGGTATTGAAAACGAGAAAACCTACGCGGGCAAAGATGAGTTGAACAAAATAGATGATGGCCAATTCTCAAAATTGCAATCATTATTAAGCCCCGATGAGCGGCAAAAGCGTATGGACTCAACGACATCTTCAACGAAATATGTAAACCCTGATACAAGCGCTGTAGCAGCAGCGAGTAGCGTTGAGGGTTTGTCAAATCAATTGCGCAATCAATACAACACAACCGCTGGCGGTTCGAGACTTGATGCGCTTTTGTATCGCAACAGTGGACAAGCGGGACAAGCTCTCAATAAAAATTTAAGCGATATAAACGCTTTCAATTCCACGCGTAATAATTACTTGGGGAATGAAGCAAACGCGCTTACAAATTCAAAAGCAAACCTTGCAAACACCGCGAACACTGTGCGTAGTGATGTTCAAGGATTAAAACAACAGCTCGGCACAACAGCACAACAGCAAGCAACCGATGCGCAAAATACGTTTAATACATCCCGGCAGAATTTGTTAAATAATGAAATTCCCGAATTGCAAGCAAACACAATTCAAGATCTGCTTAAAGATGTGGCATTACAAAATAATTTGACGCAATATTTGCCAGGCCAAAATCAACGCTCATCGTTTCAATATGTGCCGAATATTGATCCAAGTTTGTATGTGTCGCCCGAACGAACATTTGACCAATCTCAATTCTTAGATTCGAGATTTAATAAGCTAGCTGGTTTACTGGGAGAAGAACAAATCGCACCGTCTGCAAGTCCAGCAGATACAAACGTTGCGTTTAATCGCGACGAGTATCTCAACAATTTGCAGGAAAGCGCGCGGCCTGACTTGTTGCGATTCTTACAATCGCGAGTGCCAGCGCCCCCCCCAAGCTCAACAACAACGCTAGGTTTATTACCAACAATAACGAACGCAGTTAGTAATTTCCCACTAGTGAGGGGAATTAGTAATGTATTTAGTTAAAGTCTATGAGGTATTATGTAAATGGATCCGATTACTTTAAGTATACTCGGTGGTGCAACGATAGGCGGCGGATTATTAAATTATTTCGGCGCCGAAAATGCGCGGAAAGACGTTGCATCAGAACGCGCACGAATTGCGGCACTCGCTGATGCAATTAAAAACCCTGAATTTGATATGAGCACGATCACACCCGAAGAATTTAAACTTTTGGGTCAATACAACCCCGAAATGTTGCCGTTAATTCAAGAAAAAGCACCGGAGACAGTGCAGCGGTCAATGGCTGGAGAGCAAGGCCAAGACGCGATGCTCAACTCGCTGCAGCGTTTACGGAATCTGTCAAACACAGGTGCTGACGCGCAGAGTCAAGCAATGGTTGAGCAAGCCATGCGCAATGCAGCAATTCAAAATCAAGGACAGCAAGCTGGAATTTTAGACAATGCCAGCCGCCGTGGTTTTGCGCCAGGGAGCGGTTTGGCATTTGCGCAAGCTCTCTCATCACAACAAAATGCGAATCAATCTGCATCACAAGCGGGCACGCAAGCAGCAATGGCTGCATATCAAAATCGGCTGCAAGCATTGAAAGATTCCGCAAACCTGGGCGGTCAAATTGAATCGAATGATTTGAATTTGCAAGGTCGCAACGCGGATATCATCAATGCGTTTAATCAACGCATGGCAGATAGTCGCCGCAACCAAGCCATGTTCAATACAACAAATTTAAATGATGCCCAGAGGACAAACCTCGCTGCAACACAATCAAACCAAGATCGCAACACGGCGTTACGCAATCAAGCAAAATACGAGCAACGCGATTTTAGAAACCAAACGGCACAGCAACAATATCAAAACCAGCTCAATAAACTTGCTGCACAAACGGGCGCATCTCAAGGTAGTATTAACGATATTCGCGCGAATGCCCAAGACAGAGCAAATTTAATCAGCGGGGCTACAAATACCGCGTTAGCGTTGGGCGGCTTGTACAAATCAAATCCGACACAACAGCAACCCTACAATAGCAAATTAATTTCGGGAGGCGCTTATGGCACTGCGAATGTTTGATGAAAACGTGAACCCTGACATCTATCAACAAAAATTAGCAGAATATAAAAACAGAGCCGCGTTAATTCCAGGCGTCACAGATTCAGAAATTGAGAATGCCAAACAAATGCAACAGTACGGGACACTTGCTAATGCTGTGTCAAAACTTGTTTCAAGCGCTGGCTCGTTTCAGGGTCAGCAAGCAAAGCCCATGGAATTTTCCGAATTCGGAGAGTCCGGCATGCGTGACGTTGCATTAAAACGTCAACAGCAACAAGACAACCTGAAGTTGTTAGATGCGGAATACGGCAAAGATTTGCAAGCTCAACAAGCCAAAGATTCAGCGATTGCGGGGAAAGCAGCAGCTCGCAGACAAGCAGAGATGGATCAATTCACTCGCGAAAAACAAAAACAAGAATTAGAAAAAGGAAGCTACACTCCCGGGCAAAAGAAATTAGATGAGGATTTCGCTAAGGAGTATAATGACTGGACGAGCGGGTTTAGATCAGAGGCAGAAAAAAATCTCGCACTATTACGTAAATCTGCTGAAATGCTAAAAAAATCTAGCTTAGTTTCAGGTCGAGCTTACGGCCTAGTGCCTAATGCCCTGCAACCTGAAATCGCAAAAATCGTAAAACAAGATGTGCAATCGGCGGCTCAAGCTTCACTTAAGGCAATTCTAGGCACACAATTTACAGAGAAAGAAGGAGAGCGAATCATGGCGGCATCGTTTGATCCTGAACTTTCTGAAGAGGCAAACTTAGATAAAGTTATGAGAACAATTAAAGAGCTTGAAGAACGCATGGCCAATAAGAATGCAAAAGCGCGTATTTTTGAATCCGAGGGGTCACTTAGAAACTATCGAATGATCTATAACCATCCGGATCCTGTACCCGACGAAAAGCAAACATCACCTACGGCCGGTGGAGAAACTAAAGTCATTAATGGCCAAAAATATCGCAAAGTCCAAGGCGGTTGGGAGGTAGTGAATTAATGGCAAATTTTATTTCTGATGACGAAATGGACAAGTTGCTGGCAAGTAACAACACAGCACAACCTGCTCAATCTAACAAATTTATTTCTGATGACGAAATGCAGAAATTGGAACAACAAACAGCACAACCAAAAAGTAACAATGATAGTTTTGGGAAAAAATTAGAAGCCGCTGGAATCGGTGCAGCGCGCGGTGCAACCTTTAATTTTTTAGATGAGATTGAGGGAGTTATTGGTGGAGTTAAGCGTGGCGGACAACAAGCTTTTGGCATGTTACCTAAACCCCAAGGAGCAGGTTTTGAGGGTGTTAAGAAAGCATTTCAAACTGGTTATAAAGTTGATCGGGATGCTTCACGCGCTTATCAAAAGCAATTGCAAGAGTCTAACCCTGGGTCGTCTATCGTTGGCGAAATTGCATCAGGTTTGCCTGCTATTGGCGCGAAAAGTTTAGTCACAATTCCATCAATGGTGGCACAAGGTGCACTTGCGGGTTTAGGCGGTGCAGAAGGTGACGCAGTCGCGCAAGCAAAAGGTGCTGCAACAGGCGCTGCAATTTCAGGAGCGTTTGGATTAGCGGGAAAAGGTATTGGGAAAATTGGAGAATCTCTTGATAAAATTAAAACTGACAACGCATTAAAAAGTGTTGGGTTTGATAAAGGATTACTCAATAAAATTTCAAAAAACATGCCGCTCGAAATGCGTGAAAAACAAGAGAAAGACTTGGCAGAGTACATTTTAAAAAACAAATATGCAGATTTTTTTTCGACAACACCTGGCCGTCAAAAAATGTTGGATGCCGCTAAAAAAAATACCGGTCAACAAATTGGCGCTTTAAGAGAGAGCGTCACAGAGCCATTTAGTGCCCCTGAAATTCTCGCTAACGTAAAAAAATCATTTAATCCAAACGAATTAAAAAACATTCCCGAAAATTCCGCAGTTACTCGTGCGCTAAAAGATTTAGAGAGTAATCTGCTTGGTAAATCTGATAAACTTAAAAATGTAAGCGGCACAGACTTAGCACGTTCAATTTCATTTTTGAATTCAAACATTAAAAAAGCACGCGCTGGAATGGATGAAGTTGACGCTGCAGCTCTAGGAAAAATAAAGAAAACTTTAAATGAAATTTTGGAATCCAAAATCAAAGATCCAAACTACAAAGGGCTTGTCAAAGACTACGCGATGCAAAGTCAGGTCGGAAAAGCCTTGCAAAACCTAAACAACAAAAGCCTCAATTCAGCAATTGGACTCGGCGGTATAATAGGCGCGACCGGCGCGGGCGCTTATTCCGCAAACCAGCAACAGCTAAGCCCTGGCGCATTTATGGCAGCCTCATTGCTTACGCCATTGGGTAGAAGAAAGTTAGGAGAGGTAGTTGCCAAGGGGATCAATACTGGTAATAATATAGTTAATAAGGTGCCAATGTCTGTAAAGCAATTTGCATCAAAAAGTGGCATAAACCCCGAAGTTCTCATGTACCTTGCCTCAAAACCGAGCATATCGCAAAATTCAGCATTTTTAAGTCAATACAAAGAAAAAGAATAACTGCATAATTCATGATTCATCTTTGCTATATTTTTTTCTCTATAAGCTTAAAAGCGTCGAATTCTTTTATTTTTTGAGTCTCACCAAATTTAAAATTGCAATTACAAAAAATTCTTGGGTTCGATTTTTTAATTCGAAGCTGCATCTCCTGTGGCCTCAAAATTTTGAAGAAAAAAAATGAAACTGCTACATGAAATGATATGGTTTTAGGTTTATTTATAGCATACCTAAGACTATGTTTGCTTCTTTTTTGTGCATTTTTTTTTGATTAAAAAGAATAAAAATGATTAAAAATATATATATATAAAACTATAAGATACTGGAGCGAATTTTTAATTTTCAAATAACAATTTAAAATTATTGATTTATTTTTCAAAAACCGTTTTTTAAAAAATGGTATCAAAAGTGTATAGACCTCCACTTAGTGGGTGTATAGACCTCCACTTAGTGGGTGTATAGACCTCCACTTAGTGGGTGTATAGACCTCCACTTAGTGGGTGTATAGACCTCCACTTAGTGGGTGTATAGACCCCGATCTAGTTGTGTGCCGAAAAGTCGGTAGTGGTTTTTAAATATGCT